CCATCCAGAGCAACAGTGAGTCCAAGACTCATTCCAGGTAGAGTATTCCAAGAAGTACCATCATAGAATTCTATCTTCTTAGTAGTAGTATTAAAAATCATACAACCTTCACTAACTGTAAGGGCATCTCTTTGTGATGTGGTTAGTACCGGTGGATAGAATTGAGTACCTACCGTTGCTATACCAGTAATATTGAGATTTCTACCACTTACCTCATCATATACAATATCACCAGTAACATTTAAGTTACCAGTAACTGTAGCATCTCCTTCGACATATAATGGAATATCACTTCTAGCAGTAGTGGCAATACCTACATTAGATAAAGTATGAATTCCAGCAGCGGTATGAATCCAAGTTGTACTCCCAGAACTTACAGAACCAACATCCCACATACTGGTAGTAGAGTTCCATATCAAACTATCATTATTTGCTAATCCAGAGATATTAACATCTGCTAGGTCCTTAAGGAATCCAGCACCGCCACCACCGATGGTATATAACTGTTGCTCAACTCTATTAACAAATAGTCTATAGTTTGCTGCTAAATCTTGTAATGTAGCAAACTTTTGATCTGTAGGAGTAAGAGGGTCATTACCTTGCTTCTCCTTAGGGTCTGGTCCAATAGGACGGTTATTATAAATCTCAGTTAACTCTTGCTGATTACCTCTTAATTCTTCAACAATCTTATAGAGTTCTGTAATATTAACTCCTTGTTCTTCCCTCTTTTGATCTAAGTTAGATAACTCTTTCTTCAAATCCCTTATAGGATTATCATAATACTTTACTTCAGGAAGATTAGAAATCTCTTCTTTTAATCCTTTAAAATAATTCTCAAGTTCTTTATTATTCTCATAATTTTTTACATTAAAATCAAGTATTTGCTTCTCAAGTTTTCCCTTAGTCTCATTAAGTTTACTTAATACCTGCTTCTTTAATTTACGGTCATCATCTTTAAATTGAGTTTGATGCTCATATATTTTTATAGCAGCTTCTTTTAACTCTTCATATATTTTTTCCTTTGCTTCTTTAAGGTCTTCTCTTACCTTACTAACTTCTCCTCTACGTTCAAAGTCTTTAGTGTCAAGACTTTCTGTAAGAGTATCAATATCAAAATCAAACTTAGTTTTAAGATCTGCTATATGATCATTAACTTTAATAAAATCATCATCAATTACACTAAATGTTTTTCCAATCCATGAGAAATCAGGGACTTCATTAACCTCATTAACCCACTTAGGGAACTTAGGTATTGCTGCCTTAACTTCATCAATTGCTTCACATATTGCTTCTATCTCAGCATCATAATACTTTACCTCAGGAAGGTTAGTTACCTCAGTTTGAAGATTATCAATCCTATCTTCAATTAAAGTTACCTGATCATCATAATACTTAACCTCAGGAAGATCTTTAATCTCTTCCCTTACCAAATCAATTTGTTCACATATTGCTTCTACTTCGTGATCATATTCCTTTATCTCAGGTATCTCAGGAATACTCTCTTTAATCTGCTCAACATACTCAGAGAGTTTCTGTAATGGCTCATCATAATACTTAATTTCAGGAATATCAGGGATATCCTTTCTTACGTCATTTATTAGACGTACTATTTCTGTTAAATCTTGTGCTTCTACTTCTTCCTCTACAGAGCACGGTGTAGTGTCTACTATCTCTTCCTCTTCTTCCTTCTCAATGAACTCGTCAATGGAGGGCAATTTTTCTTCTATTATAAGATCATCGACTGATGGTAACTCCTCTATGAAGTCATCTATCGACGGTAACGAGTCCGACATTTTATGAGTAACTTAGGTACTTTGGGATTTCTCTCCCAAAGTTATTTATGCCCAAGCAGAGTCTAAGTCACCAAACAGTATGTAATTAACCGCAGAACCTATACCTGTCCCATTAGTAACTGTCTCTGGTCCAGTAACTGTAACTGCTGTACCTGCATATATTGACTCTCCAGCAGTTAAAGCAAGTCCAATTTTAACCTTATTAGTAGTAGTAAAAACTTGTGTAACAGGAGCATCGGTAATAGCAGCACCAACTGTTATAGAATCCCCAATACCAATTCCTGTAATAGAGTTTAACGTAAATTCAGTAGTTCCAATTCCTGCAGTAGATCCAGCAGAAATAGCAGTATTTAAAGTAAAAGATTTGTCTATTGTAGTAGGAGCATTAATCTCCACAACAACCTTCTCCCTATCCATCATCAATATAGGATAAGACGGTAAATCCCAAAGAAAAGTTTCTCCTGCTTCTAAACTTTTGTTTAATAGTTTATATGCTGTTTTTCCAACTCCCTCAACTTCTTCCCAATGAGGGTAAATGTATACCGAAGAAGTACAAGTTCCTAAACCAGTATTATGCATCAATACAGATCTAAGATAAGTTGTAGAACTAACTCCTCCACCACCAGCAAGCTCAGTGATACCTACCGTATAGATACCAACAGTATTGATACCTGTAAGAGATACAATAGGTGTTAGTTTATTTTGGGTTGGCATTTTCTTTCTTAATTAACTTTGCTAGATCAGCAGTAGAACCAACAAATAATGCATTAGTTACATTAGAAGGACCTTTAGCAACCTTCTCTTCTTCAACATCCTTCAGTTTCTTCTGAAGATCCATTAACTTATCGGTTGCATCAGAGACACTCTTAATTAACTGTCCAGCAACCTCATATGCTCTGGGCATTTCACTCTCCTGAGCAAGTTCAAGAATTCCGTTAATTGCTTCTTGTCCTTTTTCAATGATAGAGTATAAATTGCCTCTTGTGTATTCATAATCTTTTTCAATATCATCTTTAGTCAACCTATCAGGTTTTTGCTTTTCTACCTTTGCAGGTAACGCTTCTGTAACAACTTCGGTTGCTACATTAAAAGCATCATCTAATTGGTCAAATTTCTTAGTCATTTTCATCAATCAACCCATCCAGTAGTGGACCCATCAAATCCAAAGTCGTCACCAAATGCGACAAGATCATTATCTTCCTGAGTAATTCCCTTAATAGGATCTCCTCTTAGATGTGACGCAATTGGAGTACTATCTTTACCCCTTTCTACTGTTATGTTCTTAGCAGATTCGTCAATCTTAGTAATGTAAATCTCTTCACCACCAAGGTCATAATATTTCTTAGTGCTTAATCCACTAACAGATTCTACACCAATTACAACATCACTAATTCCTATATCAGCAGTTAAAGTAGTAAGAATGTCACCAGTATAATCCTTGATTGCTCTTGGAGTAACAGAGTAAGAGATATCCCTTTCTGTACTCTTGGAACCACCAGCAATATATGTAACAGTTGTCTTCTTGATGATATCCTTGGTTGCGCTGGATACAGGACCAAATAGATATGTCTTTGCAGTAAATCTTAGAGTATAAAGAAGAACTCTTCTCTTATCAAAGTCTCCTTCATAATCATCTTGCATTGTTATATTTTCTAATACAACAGGAATATCTCTCTTCTCATTCATTGATGAAATTAAATTAACATTCAGATTGTAAGAAGGTTGGAAATATGGTAATATCTGTTCTACAATTTGTAATGCGTCATCATTTAACTTACACATTAAAGCAAGTTCAAATTGCATATTATATGGGACAGGCATATATGCCTTTTTAGTCTCCGTATTATCATCAGGATTTTTTACTACAATTTGCTGAGTAGTAGTAACTTTACGAGAAGGATCATATGTCAATCCAGTAAACTCAAAAGACATCCTGGGCAACGTTATTGCTGTTGCTCTGTTTAAATCTGGTTGCTGATTAAGTCTTGCTAGGAACTTCTGTGTAGGACCATATGCCAAAGGAACTTTAGTGACATTTATATCAGCACCACTAGCATCCGTATGGGTAATTGAAATCCCATTAAAAAGAGTACCAAAAGCAATAATGGTCTTCCTCAATATTTCGTTATAAAAATATTCAAACATTGTTAAATTCCTAGTACTTTATTTAGGGCATTCCGAACGGATTAGTCTCAGTAAAGTCTAAGATCTTATCTGCTTCGGTTTCTATATTAAAGTTATCTGCATATTCTTCAGTCTCTCCTATCTCAGTATCAACAAGTCTGATATCGTGGGTAGCACCTGAAGATGCTCCAGTTATTGTCTCTCCAATTACAAATGTACCTGCAACATTAGTTATCTCAAGTATATTAGTATCGGACTTCCATACTCTTACCCTTGCAGTTGCTCCACTTGTACCACCGGTAATAACTTCGTTGAATTGGAAGTTTCCGCTGCCAGTTCCTCCTGGTAAAGAGAATGTAGCATACACTGGTAAATCCCCAGAAGTATAACCAGAACCAGTGTTAGTATACCAAACATTGGTTATCTTACCTTCAGCATTCATAACAGAGATTGCAGATGCAGTAGTACCAATTCCAGTCTTAGCAATAGAATCTGGAGCAGGGAATGTAACTGTTGGTGCAGTAGTAAATCCACTACCACTAGCAGTAACCGTTACGATACCTAAAGTATTGTCGCTAATGAAACTAGTAGCAGCAACACCAGAACCACTTCCAGTATTAGTAAATTCAACACCAGGTACAACTGTATATCCAGCACCTGGGTTAATTATATGAATTGCTTGTACAGACTTAAGTGCAGGATTAACGTTTGTATTACAGTATTGTATACCACCAAGCATTTCAGCAGTAGCAATACCAGTGACCCCTCCTGCTGGCGCAGAGGATACTCCTACAGTTACTATACCAGCATACCCTCCACCACGATTACTAATCTTAAAGTAAGATATAGCACCTGAAGTTATAATTCCAGTGTATGCAGCAGCAGTTACACCAGCACCTACTAAAGTAAGTGTTTGAGTAGGTCCAAGAATTGTAGAAATACCATCTTCAGTAGTTCCATCTCCAATATCATCTCCTACCAATTCATCATCAATAGCAGCAATACCAGTATCAATAACCTCATCTTCGTAACGGAAGAGCTCACATCTCAACTGGTAAACATAAGTCTT